CAACCATCGCGATGGACATCGTTGGGGTGTCGTTGTCATAGACAAACACGACGTCGCCGACAGCCAAGAGCTGAGATGCATCGTTGAAATATCCCGCTGAATTTACAGCCGCAATCGCGTCCGCCGAAGTGTAGGACCACATTGCACTGTTAGAACCTTTTTTGGACTGTCCACCGATTGGGTTAAGTCCAGTTAGAGCGTAAGCCATTTTTCAAACCTTTCTTTAATTATTCGGCGCAAACGACATCGACTATGCCGGTCACGTCTATAGCTGCGGCACCCATTGAAAGCATCGACGTCACTAAGAAAGATGTTTTCTCAGGGATGTAGTTGATTTCAGTTTTAGGAGCGATACCCACGGCGCAGCCGAGCGCTGAACGATGGAAGGCGAAGCAAGTACGGTCGGAGCTTGCTAGCGGCAAACCACCTTCGTCGCGGTCACCAACAATGTGGAACGTAAAGCCCATCATCTGGTTGATTGAGCCTTGGACCAATGCTTGCAATGTCTGGAAGTCAGAGCTTATTGCGCGCTCGTCTGAGAGCAATCCGGCCAGGTTGTTGGCGTGGATTACAAAATGACGATCTGTCATTGGCACGTTAGCAGCATCGAGGCCTTTTTTAGCGGCGATGATTTTACCTACGTTGAGGTTCGAGTTAGCTGCCGAACCGGACGTGACCACGTTTTTGGGAACAGTTGTGCCGGCAGATGCCGCTTGCAGAGCATCGATAAGGATCTGGTCCTCACGACGACCGATAGCATTACCAACCACTTGAGCCAGCTCACGACGTTCGTCGAAGTTGACCTTCTGCTGATTGAAGATGTCTGAGTACTCGGAAGCCACATAGTCGGCCAATGAGACTGAGACTGAGGAAAACGAAGCGTTTATAGGAACCACATCAGATTGCGGTACGCGAATAGACGCTTGGCCTTTTCCTACTTTGGGAAACTTCACGGCGTCGCCAATGACGCCAGTACGCATACGCGCAGCACCTCGAAGGACGGCGCTGGCTTGATAAGCCTGATGCACCTCTGCTTCGAATAATTGCACGAATGCTGGGGATAAGTTCGTTGACATAATATACTCCAGCTTGAACCAAAAAGATAAATCGCCTTTTAGGTTGTCGGAGTTACTCCGGCCTCTGGCTTCGCGGATGCGTCCGCGCGCGGTGTATTTCTACACGCCAGACCGGCCCAGTTGGGTTGTCAGTCAACTCCCCTATATAGCACAAGCTGGGGCTTGTAAACTTCTTAGATGTTACGTTTGGTATTTGTACAAAAAATGGGGCCACCGAAGCAGCCCCAAGTTGGGGAGAAAACATTTACTTGTAGCGTTGTTCAAACATTCGCTCTACTTCGCGCGTGAACTTAGAGTCTGATCCGTATCTTGCATCTTGCATCTTGCTCTGGATGTCCGATTTAAAATCATCCTCACTCATGCCGGCATCGCCCACCGAAGCAATCGGTATTTGAGACAGGTCTCCGGTCATCTGGCGGACCTTCTGCATCAGTCGTTGGCCGACAGCGCTGCCGCCCCACATATCCAATTCGGCGCGCTCGGCTTCCGAAACCACACCCTTGCGCTCCAAACCATCCGCCCAGTTGACGTTTGATTTGATAATCTCATCAGCGTTATTGCCCAGGGCTTTATGCTCGGCTTGGTAGTCCATCTTAGCCTGCGCCTGGTTCTCGCCAGCCATTGACGATATTTTACCGGCTAGGTCGTCAAATGCGGCCTGGTTAATACCATATTGCTTGGCCCACTCTGTATAGGCTCCGATGATTGGATCATCTTTCTCGTAGCCGGCCTCGTCCAGCACGTTGGTGTCGTACTCGTCGGGGGCTTTGTGCTTGCCCTGGGAGAATTGTTTTTGCAATTCCTCATAAGACTTCACGATGTTTTCTAGGTCTGGGCCTTCTTTTTCGTCCCAAAACTTTTCAGGAAACCAATCTGGTTTGTCAAAAACCTCCGGTTCACCGTCGGTCTCGGCGGCATCTGCATCAGCACGATGCTCAATGTTTTGACCTTCTTCATTTTCTTGCTCTTCAGCAAGAGCGCTTGCGGCCATCAATCCATCTGGGGCCGATTGCTCGGTTATCCCAGCGTCTGGGGTTTCACTCTGGCTCATTTGCTCTCCTAATTCGTTGTTCAATTTCTCTGACTAAACTGTTCTGACCCTCACGCGCGTATCCAAATGATGCGTCAGCGCCTGGCACCCAAGCCGGTTGCTCAAGAGTTACATGACGCAGATGCGCCAAAACCTTTTGGCCGTCCTCAGTCCCAAAGCAGCGGTGAAACGAAGTGTTCAAAGACCGCGTTATGTCTGCGTCGCGCAAACGAAGTGGCGTCACTGTTGCGTCTACACCATCCCAGCCTGGGCTGTTGATTGAGCGGATTTTCTCGGCTTGGTTCATTGCGGCGGCACTCCCATTCCGTCAGGCGGTGTCATGCCTTGGCTTTCCATAGCTTGCTGGGCCATCTGCATTTGTTGCTGGGCCATCTGCTCTCGCTCTTGCGGAGACGTGCGGAGCTTCGCCGGTATGCCGAGCTGATCGGCAATGTAATCGCCCACCGCGTCCATCTTGATTAGTGTTTGGCCCTGTGGACCCAAGCTCTGGGTAATCTGCATAAACTGCATGACTTCGTTCAGCTTATCCATGTTTGAGGCCATCGCCAGCGGGGAAATAGGCGTGACGCTGACTTGCAGACCGTTAACTTTTAGCGGCAGTTCGATCATTCCCATCTCGTCCATCAGCTCCATAGAGCGCCGGACAATCGGCATCATCGTTTCAGTGATAAGACGACCGAATGCAGCCCCCAAATTCTGGGACAGCTCCTTCATCCGCTCAACAATCTCAGTGGCAGAGCGCGCCGACATATTATCAGGCGGTAAACTTTCGTCGAGCAAGGTCTTTTTGATGTTCAGGCGCAGATCGTTGCTGACAATTTGTGACAGGTTGGCGTCCCCGCTCCGAGGGAGGGGCTGCAAGGATGGCCCACGGGGACCGCCATTTGAGCTGACGCCAATGATGGCACCAGGCACAATGCTGATTGCCTGCGGGTTCAGCACTCCATCATCAACAGCGGTGAACACGCCGCCAATACTGATTGAAGCGTTCTTCAACGTAAGCTCGACGACCTTGTTGAGCGTTTTAATATCGGGCAGGGCGTATAGCACCGGACCCCGACCGTAGCGCTCATTTGAGGCTTTCATGTAGCGGCTAATCACCCACGGGAAACTCTTCATAGTCCGGTGAACAATCTTATAATCTTTCTGCATTGGCATCAGACAGTAATGAACGTCACCATCGTGATAATAAGTGGCCTCCAGCATCTCAATCTTTTGCGTCGGGTCTTCTTCATACTCTTTGCGAAGATCATCAGGGATATCTGCGTCCGGCCACTCGCGCTCAACCACCGCAAACGGGCGCGAAAGCTTGCGATAGACTGCATCGACAGACCCGTTCGGGCCTTCTTCAAAGCATATGTGATATGTAGGAACAGCAGTATAGCGGATAGGCGTGGCCTCATCGCCTGGCTGGATCAACATCACCGCTGTACCCACAGCTAGATCAAGCAGAAACTCGCCCATGGCCAAATCGAAACCGGACTGCCCCATCACCCCAAACATTTTGTCTGTGTAAAGATCGAGGACTTGCTGGACTTCAATCTTCCGCTCTTCTGGAATTTCGTTTCCTGGCTGCAACCGGCACCAGGCACGTTGCGGCGGAAACAAAGAAGATTGTATGCGGTTGGCAAAACGGGCGGTAGAATGGATGGCGGTGCTGTCAAACACACGCTTCATTTTGTTTTGACCTGGCGTACCGCTTTCAGCGTAACCGTCATAAAGGTTTCGCATAGGCAGCGCGTACTCATACGCTTCCTCATAGATGCTGCGCCACTGCTCTTTGTGCGTGTCTGCAATCTTATAGCGGTTTTTGATGTCCGAGACAGATCTTTCCATTATGATTTCTTATGCCTTTGTGCAAAGTTACGCGCTGCCTCGACTGACCCGAACCCCCAGGCCTTTAGGGCCAAAGCCTTTCGCGTCGGCTCTCCCTTATCGTTCTTCATTGGACCGTTCATTCCGGCGAACCGAGCCGCAAAGCTAACGCGCCGAGGGTTGACCCCTGTCTTAACTGGAGCCTTGAGGTTGCCGCCGTCCTTATTCTCAAAGTGGCGACGGCCAGCCTCGTTCAGCCCACCGCTAGGATTTTGATGTGCTTTTTTTACCATCAGTCGCCGCCACCTTCGCGAATTTCTTCGCTGTCGCCTTCCGAAGACTGCTTGTTTTGCTGCTCATCGCGCGCTTCATTGGCCGCTTGCCGGTTTTGGCTCCGTACATCATCACCTATATCCCTGTGTTTTGGATTTCTTCTAAATGTTTTCATGTCAGCCGCGCGGGTTTCGACCCGCTCCCAAGCTTGTTTTTAAAACTGTCCGCTCGGAGGTTTCAGATGAGCCGTAGACGCCAGGAGCCATGAGAACTCTACTCCCACCAGTACG